GGCCCTGATGGAAAGCCAATGAGGTTTTGATGAGCGCGTCTGAGAAGCTGAGGGCGCTGGACGTGGCTATGACGCCTGCGCCCTGGACGCTTAGTAGGTCGGACTATGAAGCCGTGCCGTACTTTGTTTGGGATTACTACCTTGAGGATAAGGACGCGGATGGTGTTGTTGCACTTCGCAACGTCCTCCCGCAGATCGTGGCAGTAGTGGAGGCAGCGGAGAACCGGAACGCGTTGCGAGGCGATCTCGACCGCGCCCTCGCTGCTCTCGACGAGGCATTAAAATGCTGATAGGATTAGTAGGTTGCAAGGGAGTTGGCAAAGATACTGTTGGACAGTATCTCATAGACAACTATGAATTTACGAAGCTAGCTTTTGCGGACAAGGTTAAGGAAGCTCTAGCTAATCTATTTGATATTACCGTGAAGCAGGTGGATGAGTTTAAGACAGAGTACGCTGATGGTATCCCATACCGAGAAGTTGTAATCAGCCATATTGACAGACCAGTTGAATGGCGATATACGTGGAGAGAATTTCTACAGCGTTTTGGGACTGAGATGGGAAGAAATACATTCGGGCAAAACTTCTGGATTCAGCAGTGGGAGAACAGTTACACTGCACTTTCAGTTATGGAGCCGGATGCATTCAAGAAGGTCGTCGTTACCGATGTTAGGTTTGAGAACGAGGCACACGCAATTCTAACTGCGGGTGGATGGCTAGTTGAAATCACACGAAAAGGCCATGAACCTGATGGTCACGCATCTGAAGAAGGTATTGACGAGAAGTTAGTAGATGTCCTAATCATCAACAATGGGACACTAGAGGACTTGTACCAGGATGTTGACAAGCTAATGGAAGGACTAGCCAATGCCCGTAAGTAGACAATTGAGTTGGGAAGAACTAGCGGAAGAAAACACGCGATTGAAAGCACAACTCGAAATACTAGAGCGCCAACGTAAACATGAATACTATGAGAAGAGTCCAAGTTATTTTCAGATGGTCAAGCGTTTCCACGAAATCTACGGACTAAAGATTAGTAGTAAACCTATCAATCTTGGTGATGCTCCGCGACGTTTTCACCAGGAGTACAGCACCCTATGGGCATTACGGTATGACCTTCATAATGAGGAGTTTTTAGAATTACGCGATGCTCTATCAAAAGGCGATCTGGTCGAGATTACCGATGCGATCTGCGATCTTATTTACGTCCTGTGTGGAACTGCCGTTTCTTTTGGTATCCCTCTCGATGAGTGTTTTGCAGAGGTACAACGTTCGAACATGAGTAAGCTAGGAGAGGATGGTAAGCCCATAGTTCGAGAAGATGGAAAGATTCTTAAAGGCCCAGATTTCTCACCACCCGATCTCAAAACCATTATCTATGGAACCAGTTAAATTTGAAAAGAACCAAAAAGGTAATTGGGTTCTTACCCAAGCCTGGAAAGACTGGAAAGATGCTAAGTTTAAAAGAGCAAAAAAGTCAGAGTTCAAACCAGCGAAGGCAGGAGTGGTGACAGAAGAGAACCACACATATAGATGGAAGGAGGTAGCCGTGCATATAGATACTGGACGAGCAATTCTCTTTTGTGCCTGTATGTCAGGTACGAATGAACCTTTTCGTGGTTGTGGTGCTACTGCTATAAGATCAGGTAAAACTTCACAAATCAAAGAAATTCTAGAATCGAGATGGCAATGAGCGAGGACATACGGATCGTGCGGGAGGCGCTGGAATACCAGGAGCGTGAATCACTCATAGGGCCATTGTTCCCTGAAGCGATTGAAGCCCTCGCCCGCCTCGAAGCCCGCATAGAGGAGCTAGAGGAAGCGTGTCGGCTTCTCAACGGTTCGCTCGATACCTATGTGCCTCGCGCCGAAGCCGCCGAAGCACTCTTAAAGAAGATTAGACAATGGGATATGCTAGATGCAGCTGCCGATGGCCCATATTGGAAACGTACAATTGATGAATATTTTGGAGAAGTATAATGACAGCATTTAACAAAAACTTTCTGTTTCTAGACAATCCCAACGGTGGGGTAGAGAATTTAGCTGATATGAAAGCTGCGGGGTTTGCTGGTGTATTCTGTAACGTACACTCATTTCCCACAGCAGAATGGGAAGCCATTGTTAGACCAAGGGCGCTTGCACTCAATATGTTCTGTGGGCCGTGGGCAAGAATGGGTCCAGATGGAGTAAATTTCAACGTATCGACACTAGAGCATTTGATCGATGTAGCTGACAAGTGGAATTCCCCATTAATTGTCAATGCAGAAGCAGAGCTTAAGAATTCGGGTGCAACTCTTACGACGCTGATTGCAACTAAGGTAGGAAGTAGGGATGCTGCTATTTCTGTGGAGCCCTGGCTATTTAATCCTCCCTCAGTAGATTGGAAGCCTATTGCACATCTACCATTTCTGCTACAAATCTTTCCAGCGGAGGCACCTACTCTATGGCCTCCCGGTAGTGACGTAATGGCTATAGCTAATGACTGCAAGGCACATGCACATGACTGTGGTATTGAGTGCGTATATTTTACTTTCGGAACATTTAGAGAACAAGAGCCAAATTACTATATACTACAAGCTCCTTACAGTCTCTATCTCGGTGACACTATGGAGGCTAACTATCCTCCGTGGTCGCCAACATCTATAGGCTTCAAAGCCTGCCAGGAGGTTATTCCGCCAGTGACCACCGTGCCTTGGTATTCCAAGCCCTATAAGAAAGGTACAGCAGTCGGTCCAGCAAAGCTACCAAGAGTTCTCAAGTTCGACATTGCCAATGTAATGTCTGGTGATGATGTAATAGCAATGAAACGTACCGTGTCTCACGCACAACGTTGGATGCCCTGGGCACCGTCACAATGGGACAATAGATACAACACATTCTTTGCTATGGGCAAAGGTACAGGGAATGTTGGAGACTCAGGAGTTAGAGGGTTTCAACGACAGGAAGGGCTACCACAAACGGGAGAAATAGATGACGCTACATATCAGCGTATGCGTCGAGCACTTATTCCTGTTGGTCCCCGCGAAGGTGAACACGTTCTAGATTCTGTTTCTATTTTGCTGATTAAATCAGCAATTGAGGAATTGACACCGGCAGGAAAGTTGCTTAAAGTCCAAGCTGCAATTGCCGATTTTTGTGAACGTGCAGAAGTGGCAGAGTCTCTGTGGAGTTATGACCAGCAAAGACCTTACACTGGTCTTGGTGTAGCACCAGAACGCAATCATGTGAATGATTGTAGTTCTTATGTTATTCTCGCATATTGGTGGGCCAGACAAGTTTCAGGAGTTCTGATCCCTGATCCTTCTGGCTATCGATATTCGGGTGTAGGAAATACCTGGGATGATCTCGATGGGCACCCAAGAATTACAACGGGAAACTATCTTATCGGTGATCTTGCACACTATGATGGTCACGTTACGATCTGCCGAAAGTCGGGAAATGCCGCTAATTCAATATGGTCGTCGCATGGACAAGAAGCTGGACCAGAAAAACGAAATCTCTATGACCGTTCAGACTTCATCAAGGTAGTTAGACCTCCACTCATTCCATAATGGAAATCATTATTGTAATTATTGTAGTAGTTGTTATAGTTGTCACACTCTTTCAATTTGCAGCATGGCTGGCAAATCTATGACCCCAGACGAACTCAGGAAGCTCGCGGATGAGGCTACGTCCGGGCCGTGGTTCCAGATGAACGGTTGGGGCGAGAAGGTAGTTGTACGCACAACCGGTCTGGACGTGAAGCCGATTCCAGATTCTCCTGCCGACGCCCGCCTCATCGCCCTCGTCCCCGACCTTGCGAGGCTGTGTACTGGTATGGCGGCTGGCCTTCAACGTTGCGCTGACGAATCGGATTACTGCTACGCCTGCGACAACCATCCATCACACGGACACGCTGAAGATTGCCCCCTCGCCAAGTTTGCTGAGTTGGAGATAAAATGAGTAGATTGCTGTGTTGGCTAGGGGTACACAAATGGAAACGTGGAGTTACAGGATATGTAGATCGCTGTATTCGATGCAACAAGACGAGGCCACACATAGATTACAATGACTACAACCCTTATTAAGCGCAAACACCCGCTTGCTGAATGTGAGTTGTGTCCGCTCTACAAACAACCTTGCGCTCCTAGTGTAATTCCAAAAAATCCGAGAGCGGCATTGGTTGCGCGTTCACCCGGCTATTACGAGGCTAAAACAGGAATTCCGTTCAGTGGTCCTTCTGGAGATATTGTCAACTTTCTGCTAAAAGAACAAGGTGTTAAACGAGAGGAGATGCTACTTACTAATGTCGTCCTATGTTCGCCACCTGAAGGCAAAGTACCGGGAGAGGCGATTAAGGCGTGCGCTCCTCGCCTACGAGAAGAGTTGTCCAATTGTTCGCTTATTGTGGCTGCTGGAAGTGAAGCAGTCAATCTACTTATCGGAAGAGGAGCTATCGATCGTCACCGTGGATATAGGATTGAGCGCGGGGCAACGACTTATGTTGCTACGAATAATCCCTTCCTTGTCATCCGCGATGACTCAGCATTTCCGAACCTCAGAAAAGATTTCAAACGAGCCTTCAATCCCATCCCCCCACCTGTACTGCCACGAATAGAGGTAGTTGAGAATGTCGGAGAAATTCAAACAAAACTTGATGAATTACGACGTTTCGAAGGACCTGTTGCTATCGATACAGAAACAAGAGGAGGACTTAGCCACAAAGCAACTCTTGTCTCTTTGCAAATCAGTCTTGAAGGTACACATGCCATCGTTTTCGGAGAACGTGATGGGGCATGGAAATCCACGCCTGTCATTAAGGCTCTTTCCAGTTTCTTGGAACCTAACAGGAAAAGAACATACATCTATCATAACGGCAAGTTCGATATTAAGCATCTACGATACACCCTGGGAATCAATGCCAGAGTAGATGAAGATACCATGCTCATGTCTTATGCGTGTGATGAAAGGACAGGACAGACAGAGAAACAATTTGGGGGTATTCACAAGTTAGAAGTCCTACTAGCAGAGGAATTTGGGTGGCCTGATTATGAGCCAAAATCAGTTAAAGAATTCAAGAAGACCGGCATCGTTCAAGATTACGATGAGTTTCACACCTATGCCGGACGGGACGTGGCAGGAACATATCAGCTATACGACCTCCTTACCCTACGGGCCAAAGACGAGGGAGTTGTCGAGCCATATAAGAGACTGCTCATCGAAGGTTCAGAAGCTATTACCCGAATTGAGTTGGCGGGATTCCATTACGATGTAGATGCAGCGGCCGATGTGATGGAGGAAGAAGTCA